CGAGAAGTTAATTATGACTATATCAACTACAAAGTTGGTTGATAATGATTTTCATATCATTGTTAACTCAAATGGTATCGGAAGTGAAGAAGAACAAACTTTGGTTGATGTTGTAAATTCAAACAATGCTTCTAGTGAACCAAAAGTATCTATAGCGAATATCGTTTATGAGATACAAGGAACTGGAAACATAACTGTGTTTTTTAAAAACGACACAGAAAAACAAGTAGTGTTATCAGGTCGTGGTAATTACGGTTTGAAACCTACTGAAGAAAAAATAAAAGATACGATAGGAGATATATTACTATCAAGTGACTCTAACGTAACAAAGTATAATGTTGTGATAGAGGCACACAAAGAAACGGGATACAATTAATGGCTGATACAGTAACATCACAAACAATCGCTGACACTTCAGGTGTAAAGTTTGTAACTAAATTAACAAACTTTTCTGATGGTACAGGCGAAACTTTAGTCAAAAAAGTTGACGCTTCGGAACTTACTTTTATGACAGAAGATGGTAATAGAAAAATATCAAAGATTTGGTATTCTATCAATACAAATAATAACAAAGCTGGAGTAGAAATAATATGGGATGGTACTACAAATGCCAGCGCATTATTCTTATCTGGTAATGGTTATTGGGATTTAAGAACTGCTGGAAACGAAGTAGGAAACAATGCTACAACGCCAACAGGCGATGTTTTACTATCAACAAAGAACTTTGTAACTGGTGATAATTATACGCTTATTATAGAGTTTAGGTAAAAAAGTTTATAAATATTACAAAGAGAGAGAATTTATGAAACTAATTTCAGAAGAAGTCGCATCAGCCGAATATCTTGTAGAAGAAAAGAACGGCAAGAAAGAATACAAAATCAAAGGTGTATTCTTACAATCAAATATCAAAAATAGAAATGGAAGAGTCTATCCTAGAGAAATCCTAGTTAGAGAAGTGAACAGATATACAAAAGAATTTATCAATAAAAATAGAGCTTTTGGTGAGTTAGGGCATCCTGACGGACCAACAGTTAACCTTGAAAGAGTGTGTCATATGGTAAAATCATTGACGCCAGATGGTGATAATTTTATTGGTGAAGCGAAAATAATGGATACTCCATACGGTAAGATTGTAAAAGGTCTTATAGATGAGGGCGCTCAATTGGGTGTTTCAAGTCGAGGTATGGGTTCGATTATGAATAGAAACGGAATTAACTTTGTAAAAGATGACTTTTATCTTGCTACAGCAGCGGATATAGTCGCAGATCCATCTGCTCCTGACGCCTTCGTAGAGGGTATTATGGAGAGTAGAGAGTGGGTTTGGGACAATGGTGTTCTTAAACAAGTTGATATTGAAGCTTGGAAACAACAAATCCAAGAGGCAAAAAGAACAGTTTTAGAAGAAAAAAAACTAGAAGTGTTCAAATCGTTTCTTACAAAACTGTAATCTTATAAATATCCATACAAAGGAAATTTATAAACGTTTATAAAATAAAAAGGAGATTTCTAATGGCCGAAACAGATAAAATAATTGAGGCGGTAGAAGCACAAGCTGAAAAGGAAGTTAACGAAGCTGTTAACCCTCAAGCTGATGCTCCAAAAAAGAATGCTGTCGCGGCTGAACCTACTCATCTGAAAAATGATGCAGAAGATTTAGGCGCAGCTGTTGTTAAACCAACAGACAGTAATCCTGACGCCACAAAAAAAGTAAATCAAGTTTCTGGAGATCCTCAACAAAAAGCTCAAGGTAGTGCTGACGCAATGCCTAAGTTAAAAGAGGAAGACGAAACTGAGGCAGATGAGAAGAAATCAGAAGTTAAAGAAGGCGAGATGCCAAAAGCAGCTCTAGACGCTCTTAAAAAATCGCAAGATAAAAAAGAGATGTCACACGAAGACGAAAAGAAAAAAGATATGAAAGAAGAATCTGAAGAAGATTTAATTGACGTATCTGCAGACGTTGAAGCTTTAACTAAAGATGAAGACTTATCTGAAGATTTCAAATCAAAAGCAGCTACAATCTTTGAAGCAGCAGTTAAATCAAAAATTAACGATGCTAAAAAGAAAATGCACGCTTCTTATGAGGAGAAATTAAAAGAAGAAGTTGAAACTACGAAATCAGAGTTAGTAGAAAAAGTTGACTCGTATCTAAACTACGTTGTAGAAGAATGGATGCAAGAAAACAAACTAGCGATTGAGCGTGGTATCAAAGGTGAAATCGCTGAGGACTTCATCAGTGGCTTGAAAAAACTTTTCGAAGACCACTACATTGATGTTCCAGATGAAAAATATAATGTGCTCGAAGATCAAGCTTCTAAAATCGAAGACCTTGAGAAAAAACTTAACGAACAAATCGAAAAGAATGTTGAACAGAACAAAGCAATTGGCGAACTAAAAAGACAAGACATCATTGATGAGGCGTCTAAAGATTTAGCTGACACTGCAAAAGAGAAGTTTAACAAACTTGCTGAAGAAGTTGAGTTTTCAAACGAGGAAGATTTTACAACTAAAGTATCTACTATTAAAGAAAGTTACTTTGGTGCGAAGAAAGAATCTTCAACTGATATAGATGATGTAGCGGTAGCAGGTGGATCTGACGATCAAGTTGATCCGGCAGATTTATCGAATAGTATGGCTGCTTATACCGCCGCTATAAGTAAAACAAAAGACATTAAAATTGTCAAGTAAATATAGAGGGAGAAAAGTATAATGTACTTATCTGAAACTTACGAAAAAAAATGGCAGCCAGTCCTAGAGCATTCTGATCTACCAAAGATCACGGATTCTTACAGACGTGCCGTTACAGCTACTATCTTGGAAAACCAAGAAAGAGCACAAAAAGAAGACGCTGCATTCTTATCAGAAGCGGCTCCTGCTAACGCAACAGGTTCTTCAATTGCTAACTGGGATCCAATTTTAATCTCATTAGTAAGAAGAGCAATGCCAAATCTTATCGCTTATGATATTGCTGGTGTTCAGCCAATGACTGGACCAACTGGCCTTATCTTCGCAATGAGAAGCAGATACACTTCACAAACTGGCGCAGAAGCTATGTTTGACGAAGCAGATACTGAGTTTTCAAGCAGAAACGCTGCTGGTGATTCAACTGCGGGTCAAACTCCAGATGCTGCACAAGCTGGTTCAAACCCTGCAATCTTAAACGACTCACCTGCTGGTGCATACAACAAGTTCGAAGGTATGACAACTGGTACTGCTGAGGCTTTAGGAGATGCTTCTGGTAATCAGTTCGCTGAAATGGCTTTCTCAATTGAGAAATCTACAGTAACTGCTAGATCAAGAGCTCTTAAAGCAGAATACACTATGGAACTTGCTCAAGACTTAAAAGCAATCCACGGTTTAGATGCAGAGACAGAACTTGCAAACATTCTATCTGCTGAGATCCTTGCGGAAATCAACAGAGAAGTTGTAAGAACTATCTACATCAACGCTGAAAAAGGTGCATCTGCAAACACAGGTACAATCAACACAACTACTGAGGGTGTATTCGATTTAGATACAGACTCAAATGGTAGATGGTCTGTTGAGAGATTCAAAGGCTTAATGTTCCAAGTGGAAAGAGAAGCTAATGCAATCGCTCAAAGAACAAGAAGAGGAAAAGGAAATATCCTTATCACTTCTTCTGATGTTGCTTCAGCATTACAAATGGCTGGTGTATTAGATTACACACCTGCACTTAACAACAATCTAAACGTTGACGATACTGGTAATACTTTTGCTGGTGTATTAAACGGTAGATTTAAAGTGTACATTGATCCATATAGTGCAAACCAAGCTGCAAGTCAATACTTTGTAGTAGGTTATAAAGGTACTTCACCTTATGACGCTGGTATGTTCTATTGTCCATATGTACCACTACAAATGGTAAGAGCAGTTGGCCAAGACACGTTCCAACCAAAAATTGGTTTCAAAACTAGATATGGTCTAGTTGCAAACCCATTCGCAGAAACAGGTGCCGCTTCAGGTGCAGTAACTGCAGTGAACGATGCTGGTTCAGCAAACTCAAACAGATACTACAGAAGAGTTAAAGTTGCAAACTTAATGTAATCTGTAATACATATCTTAAAAAAGGCGGCTTTCGGGTCGCCTTTTTTTTATCTACTAAATACTAATATGAAGAACGTACTACTACAATATTTGTGGATATTTTTAATAACAGCTTTTTTGGGTGTTATTATGGTGTTTATATATCCTGAAAAGAAAAATAGATTAGAATTTATTGAAGAAAAAATAAAAGAAGTTGAAATGAAGAAGAAAATTTTAACTGAAAAAGAAAAACAATTAGAAAAACTTGCCACTGAAAAAGAGTGGGAAGAAGTGGACAAAGAGAAAGATAAATAGTAATATGACAACTATAAACTCTTTATCACGTCAACCAACTAAACTCGATTATGCGTCACCAACGCAGTTTAAGTTTAGTATTATCAAATTACCTAAAGTAGAATATTTTTGTACACAAGTAAATATACCTGGTGTCACATTAGGTGGTACAATGGTACAACCATCAC